AAAAGATGGTAATTACACATTTAGCCAAGAAGTTTTGGCACAGTGGACTACTTCTGACCAAGTTCTTATTGATGACATTCTTGCTTCTGCTCCTTGGATAGTGGTAGACAATGTACCTGTTCCTCCTGAGCCAACACCTGAACAAATAATTGAGGAATTTATTGCAGAAGAAATTCTTGAAATAGAGGAATCAACTAATTAAACTATATTTGTAAAAATAGATAAATGGGAAAAATAAGTACATATAACACTGACAATAATGTAACTATTTCCGATAAGTTAATAGGAACAGATGCTGAAAATGTTAATGAAACAAAAAACTATTTAATAGGAGACATACTATCATTGCCATTTCCTAATGTTCCCGTATATGCGAACAATGCAGCAGCTCTTGTAGGAGGTCTTGTTGTAGGAAACATATATAGAATAACGGGCAGTGACAATCTTGGAATAGTACATTAACTTAATTTAATTTAATCAATTATGGATATAAGGAAAATATCTGTTGGTCCCGACTATAAAGGAGGGGCTATGCATTATATCGTAGGTCAAGATGTTCTTGGGGAAACCAATAAGATACATCTTATCAAGTATGATGACGAAAAGCAGTCTTTTAGGATTTACATCATTAACGACATTAAAGAGGTAATCCTTTGGAAAGAGTTCAACTCAACCATTCCTATATCCATAGAATATAATATACACTATTAATGAGGTCACCATTTAACTTCATTGCGAAGCCGGTAAATGGGAGAAGATACGACAATACAAAAGAGATAGGTGGGATTGAACTGATAACAAGTACATCAGAGGAAGACCACAGGTTCTCGAATAGGTATGCTGAAGTCGTAGAACTCCCATTGGAATATGATGGTCCAATTTCAATTGGGGACATATTACTCGTACACCATAACGTATTTAAGTTCTACAACGATATGCGTGGTAAGCAAAAGAGTGGCAGGAGCTTCTTTAAAGATGACTTATTCTTTATTGAATCTGACCAATTCTTTATGTATAAGAATAGTTCCACGTGGAACACTTATGATAAATATTGCTTTGTAAAGCCTATTGCTGCCATTGACTCATACGTCAAAAAGCCTTTTACAGATGAACCTCTTATGGGAGAAATGAAGTACCCCAACGCATATCTTCTATCTAAAGGGATACAAGAGGGGGACATCGTATGCTTTCAGCCTGATAGTGAGTATGAATTTACTGTAGACGGAGAGAAGCTATATAGAATGTTTGACCACCAAATAACCATAAAACTATGAATCTAATCTTATCTGATGACGTAATTCAATTCCCTCATGAATATGTAGAAGACATACTGAGTAGTGAGTTTGTTGATATATATGACGGGGTTAATGTATTTAAAAATATTCAACCAAGAGACCATAATGATGAGTTTGCTCTATTTGTTTTGGACTTATTCTCTGATTATCAAGTAGTTTGGAACTTCATCAGAAAGTCTCCAAAGGGTCAACAGGAGCCAAATTTTGTCCATACTGACGAGATGATGGGAGATATGACTGCTATTCTTTATTTAAGCGAAGAGGCTCCTGATGAAGATGGTACTACTATATATGACTTTGATATGAAGCAGTCTTTTGTTGCCTACTCAAAGTTTAATAGGGCAATAGTATTTGATTCTGCACTACCTCATTCTCGTAATATATATGAGAATTTTGGAGAAGGAGAGTCTTCTCGACTCATTCAGGTTATATTTCTAAAAGAAAAGAAATGAGTGATACAAAAGAAATAAAGCTTAGGATAATCGAAGCAGGTAGACAAGCTGTTGAGCAACTTATTAAGGTTGCCAAAGAAGATATTATAAAGCCCGACCTTGAGGATGAACTCGCTGCTGATAGGCTTAAGAATGCTGCAATGACTAAAAAGCTTGCAATATTTGATGCCTTTGAGATATTAAATAGGATTGAGGCTGAGAAAGAAAGTCTTGATATGATACAGAGTGGTATTAAGCGAACAGATACAAAACAAGGATTTGCAGAACGAAGGTCAAAATAGTATATACAGGGTAGTTAAAGACTATGTCTCTAAGGTCGCATTATCAAACAAGAATAGTGTTCGGTCTTGGAAGTATGGCTATAATGAACAGTACGATATGGTCATCATATCAAAAACAGGTCAGATAGGTGATATTATAAATATCTCAGGATTGCATATCGCACTTCCTCTTGCCCCCAAAGAGTGTCTTCAAAGACACACAAAAGCATGTGAACAGTATTGGGAGAGAGAGGCAACACCAAAAGAATTAGATATGGTTCAGTCAATATTCCAATGGAACGATATGCCATCTGAGTTTAAAGACGGATGGGTAGACTATATAGAGCAGCAGTTCGATTATAGAGAGCAGGGGTATTGGTTTATGAATAATGGCATTCCTACGTACATAACGGGGTCTCATTGGATGTACTTGCAATGGTCAAGCATTGACATAGGATACCCTGATTATAGGGAGGCTAATAGAATATTCTTTATATTTTGGGAGGCTTGCAAGGCTGACCCAAGATGCTTTGGTATGATATACCTAAAAATAAGGCGTTCGGGTTTTTCATTTATGTCATCCTCGGAATGCGTCAATATAGGAACACTTGCAAAAGATGCAAGGGTTGGAATCCTGTCTAAGACGGGTGCTGATGCTAAGAAGATGTTTACAGATAAGGTTGTGCCTATAAATAGCAGGCTCCCATTTTTCTTCAAGCCTGTTATGGATGGTATGGACAAGCCTAAGACGGAGCTTGCGTATAGGGTACCTGCTTCAAAGATAACAAAAAAGAATATGTATGACGTTGATAGTCAAGAAGTTAAAGGTCTTGACACAACAATAGATTGGAAGAATACAGAAGAGAACTCATACGATGGTGAGAAGTTATTGTTTTTAGCCCACGATGAAAGTGCAAAGTGGGTCAAGCCAAACAACATCTTAAACAATTGGCGGGTAACAAAGACCTGTCTAAGAGTAGGTAGTAAGATTATTGGTAAGTGTATGATGGGGTCTACCTCAAATGCATTGAGTAAGGGAGGAGACAATTATAAGAAGTTGTATGAGGACTCACGTCTCGATTCGCGAAATGCAAATGGTCAGACCAAAAGTGGAATGTATGCCTTGTTTGTTCCTATGGAATGGAATATGGAAGGATTTATAGACATACACGGGATGCCTGTATTTAGAAAACCATCATCTCCTGTACGTGGTGTAGACGGAAACGATATAATAAACGGAGCCATAGACTATTGGGAGGCTGAGGTTGATTCGCTTAAAAGCGACTCAGATGCCTTAAATGAATTTTATAGACAGTTCCCACGTACGGAGAGTCACGCATTTAGAGATGAGAGCAAGTCATCTTTATTTAATTTGACCAAAATATACCAACAGATAGATTATAATGACTCCTTAATTAAGGAGCACCACATAACAAGGGGAGGTTTTCATTGGAGAGATGGGGAAAAGGACTCAAAAGTTGTATGGACTCCCGATAATAAGGGTAGGTTCCTCCTTAGTTGGATACCAAATAGCAATTTACAAAACAATATTATTACTCGTAATGGGGTGAAATATCCCGGAAACGAACATCTTGGTACATTTGGCTGTGACTCATACGATATATCTGCAGTAGTAGGGGGAAGGGGCTCTAATGGGTCTTTACACGGTATGACTAAATACCACATGGACGAAGCACCCGTAAATCAATTCTTCTTAGAATACATAGCTCGCCCACAAACAGCAGAGATATTTTTTGAGGAAGTGCTTATGGCGTGTGTATTTTATGGGATGCCTATACTTGTGGAGAATAACAAACCAAGACTATTGTACCACCTTAAGAATAGAGGTTACAGAGCATTTTGCGTTAATAGACCCGACAAGCAATATGCTAAACTTACCAAGACTGAGCGTGAGCTTGGGGGTATACCTAACTCATCAGAGGATATTAAACAGGCACACGCATCAGCTATTGAGTCTTATATTGAGAAGTTTATTGGTATGGACTTAGCAGGAAATTATAGAGACTCTGATGAAATGGGTACAATGCCATTTACAAGGACACTTGAGGATTGGGCAAAATTTGATATAAATGACCGAACAAAATTTGATGCTTCAATTAGTTCAGGGTTAGCCATTATGGCAAATCAAAAACACGTATATTTACCTGAGAAAAAAGAATCGAAAATAAGTATTAATTTCGCAAGGTATACTAATAGCGGGAATACAAGTCAACTTATTAGATGAAAGATATAGCAGTTAATATATCAGCTACCGGATTTCCGGGTCAATTTGTTTCAGATGCCGAGAAAGCTTCTGATGCATTTGGACTTCAAGTAGGTCAAGCCATACAATATGAATGGTTTAGGAAAGATGGTAATCAATGCAGATATTACAGTCAATGGAGAGATTTTAACAGATTGCGTTTATATGCAAGAGGTGAACAGTCTGTAGAGAAATATAAGAACGAACTTGCTGTAGATGGCGACCTGTCTTATCTAAACTTAGATTGGACTCCCGTGCCTATTCTACCAAAGTTTGTTGATGTAGTTGTTAATGGCATGTCTGATAGACTTTTTAAGGTTAAGGCTTATGCACAAGATGCAATGTCTCAGTCTAAAAGAAGTAAGTATCAGGATATGGTTGAGGGACAGATGGCTGCTAAAGATGTTCTTAGTACTATACAAGAATCTACAGGAGTTAACCCATTTATGATGGACCCTGAAGAGCTTCCTCAGACAGACGAGGAGTTGTCGTTATATATGCAGTTGAATTACAAGCCTGCAATAGAGATTGCTGAAGAGGAAGCTATTAACACAATATTTGACGAGAATCACTATCAAGATACACGAAAGAGAATTGATTACGATTTAACAGTAATTGGTATAGGTGTTGCTAAACACGAATTTCTTCCCGGAGCAGGAGTTCAGGTTTCATACGTAGACCCTGCTAATATAGTATATAGCTATACAGAAGACCCATTCTTTACTGATTGTTTTTATTGGGGAGAGATAAAGACTTTGCCCGTAACTGAGTTAATGAAGATTGACCCAACTCTTACACGTGAGCAATTGGAAGAAATATCAATGTATAGTCAAAGTTGGTACAACTATTATAACGTAGCTCGTTTCTATGAAAACAGTTTGTTCTATAGAGATACTTGTACATTGTTGTACTTCAACTACAAGACCACCAAGAAAATGGTCTATAAGAAAAAGATTCTTGAAAATGGCAATACTCGTGTAATTGAAAAGGATGACACCTTTAACCCTCCTGTCGAAATGATGGAAGAGGGTAAGTTTGAGAAAATAGAAAAGACTATTGATGTATGGTATGATGGTATTATGGTTATGGGTACAAACATCATTCTTAAGTGGGAGATGGCTGAGAATATGGTTAGACCAAAGTCAACATCTCAGCACGCATTGCCAAATTATGTTGCTGTAGCACCACGTATGTACAAAGGTGTTATTGAATCATTGGTTAGAAGGATGATTCCTTTTGCTGATTTGATTCAACTGACCCACTTAAAGCTACAACAAGTTATTGCTCGTACTGTCCCTGATGGTGTATTTATTGATGCCGATGGTCTTAATGAGGTTGACTTGGGTACGGGCAATGCATATAATCCTGAAGATGCTTTGCGTCTTTATTTTCAAACAGGTAGTGTAATTGGACGTAGTTATACTCAAGATGGAGAGTTTAACAATGCTCGTGTACCAATAACTCAACTTACATCAAATTCAGGGGCAAGCAAGACTCAAATGCTTATAGCCAACTATAATCATTATATGGATATGATTAGGTCCGTAACGGGTCTTAATGAAGCAAGGGATGGCTCTACGCCTGACCCTAACTCTTTAGTTGGTGTTCAAAAGCTTGCAGCATTAAATTCAAATACAGCTACCCGACATATTCTTGAGGGAGGTCTTTACATATACAGGTCATTAGCTGAGGCTTTGACTTATAGAGTTGGAGATATATTAGAATACGCTGACTTTAAAGATGACTTTGTTAATAAGATTGGTAAATACAATGTATCTATACTTAATGATATTAGTGATTTATATATATATGACTTCGGTATATTCATAGAGATTTCTCCTGACGAAGAGCAAAAGGCTCAACTTGAAGCCAATATACAAATGGCTTTGTCTAAAGGGGACATTAATCTTGAGGACGCAATTGACATTCGTGAGATTAAGAATCTTAAACTTGCTAATCAACTTCTTAAAATGAAGCGTATTAAGAAGCAAGATAGAGAAGAAAAGATGGCAATGCAGCAACAAGCTATGATTTCTCAGCAGCAATTAAAGTCTCAGGAGTTGGCAGGTCAAGTAGCTATGCAAAAGATACAAGCAGAGACTCAAGCTAAAATGCAGATTAAGCAAGCTGAAGCAGCATTTGATATTGAGAAAATGAAAAATGAGGCTGAGTTTAAGAAAATGTTGATGGGCGAAGAGTTCAACTATAATATGCAACTTGCAGGAATAGAGCAATCTGCTATGAATGCAAGAGATGATGTAAAGGAAAAATCAAAATCTAAGCGTATTAGTCAACAAAATAGTGAGCAATCTAAGTTAATAAATCAAAGAAAAAATAATTTACCACCTCTAAGATTTGAATCTAATGAAGATAGTTTAGATGGTTTTGATATGGCTGAGTTTGAGCCACGATAAAAATTAGTTATTTTTTATATAAATTTGTAACAAATTAAATTTAATTAAATGGAAATGAAAGTAAGAGCAATTGAAACAATT